TGAAAACCTTCGGCCGTCATCTCGTTGCGGCGGTGCCAGGCCGAAAACAACCGCCGCGACCGATCTAGAAGCTGCTCAGCCCAAGCTTTCGTTTTCTTAGCCGTCGATCAACTCGCCGCGCTGATTGACTTCGATCGGAGGTAGGTGTTCAACGTTCTCGCTGTAACTCTGGATCACTCTGGGGTTCGGATTGAATCGTGGATACAAGTCCTTGCGGTAGATTACGTCTTTCGTTTTCAGTTTCATGCGATCTCCCATTCAATCTTTGTCGTTCGCTTTCAACCGCTGGATCTCACGGTCGAGATACCAGCGCGCCTTCATGAAGTCTTCGAGCTTGTCGCCTTTGCGACCGGCGCGGCAGACGTACTTCAGCAGACAGCCCAGGTGAAAGCCGAGACCCCACGCTTCAATCACGTCAATTGGTTCGATGTCCGAGTACGTGTAGTGCGACGGGTGGTCGATGGCATTGTCAGCGCGGTGCATAGGAAGAATCACGGGGTCGTTCGGCACAGCCATCAGTTGTTCTCCGCGAGCGTGAGATAGAGTTGCACGGCGAGTCGTGGCAGGTCATCGAGCTGAACGATCGCGACCCAGGGCTTGCGGTTCTGCCTGTGCAAAACAACCGGCACGTTGTCGCCAGCGTCCTCAGTCGCCTGTGCAAGCGCGGTGTAAAGACGAAAGTCCTCACAACGCTTGACCTCGAAGTGCAGATCCGGAATGTCAACGACAACGTCCGGCGCATCGTCGCCACCTTGGAACTGGCGGCCGCGACGGGCTTCGACGTTGAACAGTCGTTGAAGTTCCGCCGCAGCTTCGCGCTCGCCGCGTTTACCTTTGTTGCGAGATCGCAAACCCATCAATTCACTCTCCAATGAGGAAGCGGAGCGGGATTCGAACCCGCACGGCATCTCCTTGTCGGGACCGCTCTACCAATTGGCGTATCCGCTTCCGGGTTTCCGCTGACGATCAGTGGGGGATGTCTTCGCGCGACTGACGTCGCCACGGGGGTGTGTCGGTGGTTGCCTGAACCGGCTTGCCTTGCAGGGCTTCTTTCTTCTCGTAGCCCTTGATCTCGTTCTGGACCTCGCCGGTGTCGGACCGCTTCTTGCACTTGACGCTGATCACCAGCGGCAAGTCGTGCAGTTCGGCCGAGTCCTTCGGCTGCATCACACCTACGGCGCGACAGATGGCCGACAACTCGCCGCGAGCAATCTTCACTGCCGTCGCATTCGGGTTGTCGAGATTCAAGCGGGCCCACAGGAAGCGGCCTTTGTATTCACCTTCGATGATCTGGAGGGTGAACTGCAGGAAGCTACCAGTGCCGGCTTTGTTCGGCTTGACCTCGCTTTCGGTAATGACCGCGACGTACTTGCCGCCGGGAATAGGGTCGAAATCGGTCGTCGGTTCGACTTCGTTGGCATCAAAGCCCGTTAGATTTGCCATAGGATGAGTCTCCTTGTTGGTGGTTGGTGGGATGGTCCGAAACGATGCGATCAAGCAGTAGCGGGCGCGGAGTTGTCCACAATCGCGTTGAGGAGCGCGTCCCAGCTCAGCGGCAACTCGGGCGGGAGGTTGTAACGGTTCTTGGCCACGCAGGATGGGCCGCCGATGGTGCGCAAAATGCGTTCACCACCATCCTTTCCGACGGCATGGGCGATGCCTCGCTCGCGATTGAAACCGGCGTCTTCCCGCTCGACGCGGAACTTGCGAGTGGCGAACGTGACAATGTCGACCCATTCGGTCAGCAACGCGCCGACGTGCTTGTGCAGTCGCGGCGAATAGCGGTCATAAGCCGACGACTCGGGGTCCTCAAACCGTTCGACCTTAGCGTGAGCCAACAGCAATACGAGCATGCCCTGCTCTTTGTGCAGTGCCGTCAGCCCGTCGAGAAACTTGCGCCAGTAAGGCAGCGCATGCACGTAGCCCTTGCCGTAGCCGCCATCAACCTTCTCGATCGACTTGGCTCCGTAGTCGCGGCAAACCGCATCCCACACGAGTCGTTCGAGCCAATCCAATGAATCCACGACAACGGTCTGATAGTTGTGCTTCTCGCTGTAGAGAGCGCCCAGCGCCGACAACACATCTTCAAACGACTTGGCGAGCGGAAAGCTGTGGCAGTCGATCTGGCCGAGACCGTCTTCGGTTGGCACGAAGATCGCGCCCGGCGTTTGCGATCCTAACGTGCTCTTGCCAACACCTTCGCAGCCGTATAGCAGAATCCGCGGCGGCGCTTCTTGTCGGCCCTTTTGAATTGATTTGAGTAGGCTCATCGGTCGTTCCTTTCTTTGGTGGTTAGCAAAACAGCAGCGGACGGATGGCGGCCGTTTCGACGCGTTTAAGGTGTTGATGCGTCTACGCAGCCCGCCGCACCAACCACCCGCTGCATGTTGGACTCAGACGTAATCGAACACACGGCATTCTTCGTAGCCCGTCAGCCACTCATCCCCTTCGAGACAGCCCTTCAAACGTTCGATGGCCGCTTCGTTTTCGCGAGTCGCGTGATCGAGAACGTCATCGCTGACCCGCCAAACCCCGCAACGGAACGGCTCGTGCTTCTCGACTGCAATGAAGTATGCGGGCATTCGCAGGCCAATTCGCTGTTGCAGCACGGCCACGTAGAAGGCCAATTGGTTGCAATAGCCGAAACGCCGCGAATCGGACTCGAAGTAATCGATCGAGTTGCAGGTCTTCAGGTCACACAGGGCTCGATGCGGCGTGAACCAATCCATGCGGATCTGGCATGGCAGTCCGCAATAGTCGCCACGCACGACGCCTTCGGGGAAACCGTCCGACAGTAACTCGCTCGCGAGTTTGTGGTCGTTGACGCCCTTGGCCATTCGCATGATCTGGTCGAACTCGCCGTCATCCAGCACATTGTTCCCGTGCTCCGCGGCCCACTCCGCCCAGGCTTTTGATGTCTTGCCGAACGGCCGGCCGGTCGTGGGATTGACCGGCCCGCCGACGGCGAACGCCCGATGGAAGGCGTCGAGGCCTTCCAGGATCACCGCGTGGGTCGCGCGACCCAATAGATACGCCTTGCGGTCCACGTTGGGGACGAGACCGCAGCGCTTGCGGTGATACAGCAGGGGACACCTGCGGAAGTCAGCCAAGAGATGGCTGGAGAGATACTTACCGGCCTTGGCGTGATAGACATCGGCCGGTTCGTCAATGAAGAGCTCGTGCAGATCAGCGTCGCCTTCGCACGTTGCATTTGCTTGCAGATCTTCGAGAACGGATTGCTCGGAAGGTGAATTCAATGACGTGTCCTTTCAGGCTTCCACTCAGTCGTAAACATCAGGCCGCTATTGGGTGACTACACGGTTTGCGCGAAAAGTGACTGCGCAAAATCAAAAATATTTTGGCAGTGCGGTGTTTTGCAGGTGCCGGCGGAGTTGTCTGATGCGGTCGTGGATCGTTGTTCGTGGTACACCGAGTTCGCGAGCAAGGTCCGTTGGTGAATACACCATCAGCAACTTGACGAGCTTGCGCATGTCGTCGGGAAGTGTTGTGATCGCCTCGCGCACATCGATTGGGAGATCCAATGCGGTGCGCGGGTCGGGGGATTTGCGCAACGTACGGTTGTCTTGCTCTCGATCACCGATCAACTCGAACAATTCGGCCGGGCGACCGTCGTCGTCAACGATGGTGCTGAGCGGACACGTCACGCGACGGCCTCGCTTCACAGCCAGGTGGTGGCGAATGATGTTAACGGCGTAGCGCTCGACCAGCGCCGTGACAAAGACCAGGAAGCAGGCTTCTTCCGGATCGAACTGGCCGATGTTCTCACAGATCCGCTGAAAGAGGATTTGCTGAACGTCGTCGACATCGGCCTTGCATAGTCCGGCCTGCCGTGCGATCTGCCTGGACCTGCCGCGGATGTACCGGAACACGGGGCCTTTGATTAGCACACCTGCGAGATCGATTCCGCGCTCCGCCGCCAACTCCTCCGGCGTGCGACGCGAGGCGGATTCGGCAGACTTGGGTTTCGTAGCCGACTTCGACTTGGTGGCTTTCGCATCAGCAACTTCGGTGGGGCATGTATTGACTGTTTCCATCGTGCAATCTCCGGCTGGCGGGTGACTTGTCGCGATGCCCGTTGCACCGCGTTCACCCGCCGCCCCAGTTGCACGAAATGAAGTCACAAAAAATGCCGCTGAACGTAAGTCGCTCAGCAGCAAGGTTTTGGAATCCGAAAAAGTCCAGTTGCAGTTGCACGAAACGGAGTTGCGTGCAACTCAGACGCGGCGACCTTCAGCCTGAAATGCCGACGTTTCGGATATTTCGACTGTTGCGTTTATTTCGTTTACACGATATACTTCTGTAGACGCCGAAAGGGAGGAAACCAGACATGTCCACGCTGACAATTCAAGAACCTGTTGCCCCAACAAGTGAAGACATGCGACTGGCGAGGAGGTCGAGCCGTCGGCTGGCACCGTACCTGAATCGCAATCTCAACGTCCGCATTGCGGAGACGGACGAGCAAATCGAATTGCCTGCGGTCGCCGTGCGCCTATTGATCGATCTTTTGTCGGTGATGGCCGAAGGCAACGCGGTCACGTTGATTCCAATTCATGCTGAACTAACAACGCAGCAGGCAGCCGATCTGTTGGGCGTTTCTCGACCATTCTTGATTAAGCAGCTCGAAGACGAAGTGATCCCGTTTCGTCGCGTCGGTACACATCGACGCGTCCTGTTCAGCGAGTTGATGAAGTACAAGCACGAGGTTGACAATCAACGGTCGAAGGCGCTTGATGAGTTGACCGAACAGGCGCAGGAACTGGATATGGGCTACTAAGGCGATTCTGGTCACGGATGATGTCAACGTTTACAGCGCTCTACGACGCATGTGTCTTGTATCCAGCGCCGCTTCGCGATCTGCTGATGCGGCTGGCGATTGCGGATCTATTCCGCGCTCGCTGGACAGATGAGATACATGGCGAGTGGATCAGAAGCGTACTTGAAAACCGCCCCGATCTGACACGTGAGAAACTGGAAAGGACGCGGGACCTTATGAATTCCCACGTCCGCGACTGCCTTGTGAGCGGATACGAAGATCTGATCGAAGGATTGGAATTGCCTGATGCGGACGATCGGCACGTGCTGGCAGCAGCCATTCGCACACGGGCCTCGGTGATTGTGACGTACAATCTGGATGACTTTCCCACTGACTACCTGGCAAAGTACGGGCTTGAAGCGCAGCATCCGGATGAATTCATCACTCATCTATTGGATCTGCATCCTGCAGCCGTTTGCTCCGCAGCCAAGAGTCAACGAGCCGCCTTGAAGAATCCGCCGAAAACCGTTGATGAGTTTCTTGAGGCCCTCGCCAAGCAGCGCCTTCCCGAAACGGTGAGTCGCTTGCGCGAATTCGGCGAGTTGATTTAATCAACGCTCGATTTCCTCTCAACCTCCCCGTTCGAGGATGCGGTCCAAGTCGTCAGCCAGGTCCCACAGGAAGCAGAGTTCGCGGGCCTCGTCGTCGGAGAACGCCCGCGTTACGGTCGATTTGTGAACGTCCAGTTTCTTCGCCAGGAAATCCTTCTGCGGCCGTGGCAATAACTGCGGCGTGCCGGTTCGGTCCATCGTGTCAAACGCATGATCGCGGGCCGTCCGCAGATGCTCTTGCAGTTCGCGTGTTAGTTCCGTGATCAACGCCGCTCGCGGGCCGCGCTTCATTGACTGCGGTTTGGCGTCGCCATCTTGTGTGGCCATCCGCAGACAAAACCCGTGGATATGGATTGGATTGACGCGTATCGAGAACGACGAGGCTCGGTTTCCTTCCAGCGAGTTGTTGAGGTCGTCGAGGAATCTCCCGAACCACCTCCGTCGCCGCACTCCATTCAGCAGGAAGCGCTCGCCGCGCTCAAAGCCACCCGTGAAGCTGGTAACGAAGCCGGCTTGGTCGTCCTGGCGACGGGCCTCGGGAAGACATGGCTGGCCGCCTTCGATTCGGCAAGCGAGGACTTTCGTCGAGTGCTATTCGTCGCTCATCGAGAAGAAATCCTGGCGCAGGCCATGCAGACGTTCCGCCGGATTCGTCCCCAAGCCCGACTGGGCCTCTACACGGGCAAAGAGAAATCGCCCGACGCCGACGTGCTCTTCGCATCGATTCAAACGCTGGGGCGGATGCATCATCTCAGCCAGTTCGCTCGTGAACAGTTTGAGTACATTATCGTCGACGAGTTCCATCACGCGGCCGCCCGCACCTATCGCCGACTGATTGAGCATTTTACGCCTCGATTCCTGCTCGGTCTCACGGCGACTCCGGAACGAATGGACGGTGGCGATTTGCTCGCGTTATGCCAGGAGAACTTGGTGTACCGCAAGGACCTGGTTGCTGGCATCGAGGCAGGACTGCTGTGTCCGTTTCGCTATTTCGGTGTGCCCGATGAAGTCGACTACTCGAACATTCCATGGCGGAGCTCACGATTTGACGAGGAAGAACTGACCAACGCTGTCGCAACAACGCGGCGGGCCGAGAATGCGCTGGAACAATTCCGTCAGCGGGGCGGGGACCGCACTCTGGGGTTCTGTTGCTCCCAACGCCATGCAGACTTCATGGCCGACTATCCAAAACTTCTTGCCACCCTAATCTTGCGAGATGCACAGTTCCGTACCATCCTAAAGATTCACGCCGCGTTCGAATGGGCGTTGTTCTATGCATGCGTCCAGCGTCCGTACGACTCAGTAATCAGCCATCTCAGGCTCACTGATCAGTCGGAGCATTCTGATCTTCTTGCGGCGGCGGCGAGAAAGATCGGACTCACCCCACCACAGCACGGTTTCCGCCCGGTTTGGGGCGGAAAACTTGATGATTTCCTTGCCGGGAAGGCGGAGTTGGGGACAGTTCTCTCCATCGCGATTCTGATGGCGGCAAACGATGGATCGCATCCTTTGCGACGCGTTGCTGCCAAGAACCAGGACTTTGTCATCCAGCTTTTTGACATGAAAAGGAAACGAGATGCTCAAGGACACGGTGAAGGCAAAGTAAATAAGGGCGAAATTGAATTGCCGGATGAGTCATTCATGCGCGAAACCGTAAGTACCTTGCTGCCATCCGTAGTATTCTCGAGCACGTGCTCAGTAGAGGTGGATAAGGATGCCGTCGCGGATTTGCTACTCGATGCGCGGACCAGCATTCAGAATGAGTTCGGTTTTGGACTCTTCAACCGACTTGGAACAAATTTGCAGGGCCGCTTGATTCATGCAGAAAGATTCTGGCTAACGTGTAATGACGGTGACGACGCGCTCGCGTTTGCCTGCGACCTTTATGCCGCAGTGCAAGGGGCTTTCCGTCAAAAACTATCCGGCGTGTTGCGACCGGACGTCGGGGATTCTGAACTCCCAATACTGGCAAAGGAGAACGCCAGCCAGGCCGGACTCGGGCACTTGCCGGAAAGACTGTGCAACGTAAACCCCGTTGCAATTCAAAAGACCCTTCAAGGTGACGACCAGACGCTGGGCGCGTGCGTGGTCGCGTTTCTCGTGGTATCGAATGCTGAAGACCTTCTTTCAGTGGCGGATATGTGAATCATTGTCTCGCTTGCATGAACTCACTCCAATTCGCTGTGCATTGACCATAACGTCTTCCTGGAAGCGAAAGACCGACAATAATGGACAAA